GAGAGTTTTACAGCACCAGATTATTGGGATGATGAAACTAAAACTGCCTTTGAAGGTCTACCTGATAATGCAACGAAAGACGCATTTAAACAAAAATTAGTTAATCTTGAAAGAGGTTATCAAAAGAAATTTGACAACATCGCTGATGTTAGCAAAGAACACGAGCAAATTGTGGGGCTTATGTCACCATTTGAGGCTACTCTGAACGCACAAGGTTTGAGCCGTATCCAAGGTATTCAAAGACTTGTAGGTGCAGAGCAGTTACTTACTCAAAACCCGGTGAATGGTCTATCACAGTTAGTTCAGCAATATGGAGGACAAAATGCCCAGGCAATTGTTCAACAGCTTGCACAATCGTATGGAGTATTGCCACAGGAAGCTGATGACAGCCAAGCCTATGCTGATCCCGAAATTTTAGCGTTGCAACAACAAAACAGTCAAATAATGGCTCAGTTGCAACAAAATGAAAATAATGCTCTTAATCAACGCACTAATGAAGCAAGAAACCAAATCAGTTTATTTGCTGAAGCAACGGATGATAGCGGTAAAAAACTACATCCACATTTTGATAAAGTGGAACAAGTAATGGGTAGGATGATAACTGCCGGTATAGCAACAGATATGAATGATGCTTATGACCGGGCGGTTTTTGCTGATCCTGATATACGTTCAGAATATTTAACAGCAGAGCGTGAAAACGTAGCTGTAAAGTTAAACACTGAACGCAAAGCTAGTAATCAAAATAGTAAGGCTGCATCTAAAAATGTGAAAACTAATAATGTTGCACCGGATAATGTTTTAGCTGATGAACCAGATAATGTTTTAGCTTCTGTACAAAAAGCGATGAGAGAGAGTGTATCATAATGGAGAATAGCTATGGCTTTTGCTAATAGTAACTTTGATGCCATTGTAACAACTACCTTGAAAAACAGAACAGGTAAGGTTGCAGACAATGTCACCGCAAATAACTCAGTTCTTGCTGAACTGAGCCGTAAAGGCAATATTATGCTCGAAGATGGCGGTCAATCGCTTGTCCAAGAACTTGATTTTGCTGAAAATTCAACATTCTCATATTACTCAGGCTACGAAGTGCTAGATATTACAGCATCTGACGTAATAAGTGCTGCTGAATTTGATTGGAAACAGGCTGCTGTATCAGTAGTAATTTCTGGACTTGATATGCGTAAGAACAGCGGTAAGAACCGCATGATTAATCTTATTGCAGCTCGTGTTAAGAATGCTGAAAATACAATGGCTAATAATCTATCAACTGGTATCTTCTCTGATGGTACAGGTTCTGGTGGTAAGGAAATTGGTGGTCTTGGTTTGATCGTTGCTCCTTCCCCTGCAACTGGTACTGTTGGTGGCATTAACAGAGCAAACTTCGCCTTTTGGCGTAATATTGCTTATGATGCGTCATCAGATGGTGGTGCTGCTGCTTCAGCTTCAAACATCCAGGCATACATGAATGCAGTATGGGTGCAGCTAAAGCGTGGTTCAGATTGTCCTAATCTAATCGCAGCCGATAATAACTACTTTAATTTCTTCTGGGAAAGCCTTACAGCAATCCAACGTATTACAACGAGCGACAAAGCCACATCTGGTTTCCGTTCATTGGAATATAATGGTCCTGGTGGGTCAGCTCCTGTCGTTCTTGACAATGGTGCTGGTGCAGACAAAATGTATCTATTGAACACAGATTATCTGTTCTTTAAAGTACACAAAGATGCAAATTATGCGGTTAGTGATGATCGTGTTTCCAACAACCAAGATGCAATAACAAAGCACATTCTGTTCATGGGTAACATGACGGCATCGAACTGTTCATTGCAAGGTGTAATAAAAGCGTAATAGAAAGGTAAAAAAATTATGTCTTATATAACTGGAATGAATATTACCCAAGTTGACACCTCTGCAACCTTTGAGTTAGGTTCAGTAGGACGTACTTCTGACGGTAAAGTGTATCGTTATTGTCAATATGAAGCTGGTACTGCTGCTGTGTCAGGAGTTGCTGGTGAAGTTGCGTATTATGACGGTGCTGGTGCTACACAAACTTATGTTGTTACTTCTGACGTGTCAGATAGTGTCAATGTAGGTGCTGGTGTACTACAGGCAATTTTAGCTGATGGTGAATATGGATGGCTGCAAACTCGTGGTCCAGCAACATTGACTATTGCTTTGACTGCTGGAGCTGATGGAAATGCATTAACACCAGTTGGTGCTGGCGATGGTACACTTGATGTATCTGCTGCTGTTACTGACCATGTGTGTGCTTATGCAGATGATATTTCTGCAAAGCAAATTGTTTGCATGTTCCCATAGTAAACTAAATGATGGGGCAGTTAGGAAACTAACTGTCCCACATTACTATTAATTTAACAAAAGGATTTGATATGGACATCAATAATTTTACAACTACTGCCTCTGCTGATGATGGCAACATAGTTACAATATTTACTAAAAAGGTTATTAACAATTTTAAAAGTAAAGAAGCAGATGAACTTATTTATGATTTTCTGCCATATTTAGAGATTGTTTCTCCCGGTCAAAGGCATTCAATAGTTGTTCGGAAGATAGAAGAAGATGATAAAAACAAATATAAAAAGCATTGGGATGCTTACGAGAAAAAAGAACAGTTACGATCAGAAGGGACTGCATTAAGAGATTGGACAGGCGTAGAGCCGGAGATGGTTGCACAATTAGAGTATATGAGCATCTTTACAGTCGAAGATTTAAGCAATGTTTCTGATGGTAATTTAGGTAATATTGGCATGGGTGCTAATAAACTTAAAAATGCTGCAAAATTATTTGTTAGCGGTAAAGACAAAAATGATGTAACATTACAAAAAGCGTTAGATAAAATTGCAGATTTAGAGAACAAAATTGCACTAATGGGGGCTGAAACAGCTATCCCTGATGTACCAAAGACAGGAACACAGGATGAGCCTATTAAGCGTAGTACAAGACAGCCTAAAAGAAATCGGAGGGTTTGAAGTTCCAACAAGCGTAGTTGGTAACACAAACGAAACAGCCGTTTTAAGTTTAGCTTTGGCAAACAGGTCATTGTTAGAAACTGCAAAACGTACTGACTGGGCTAATCAAACTGTAAGAGGCACAATTACTACTTCTAGTGGCACAGATCAATATGCTTTACCGTCAGATTTTAAAGGTCTTATGAATGACAGTATGTGGGATGACACTAACAATCGTAAAGTGTTTGGTCCTATATCTGCTAGTTTGTGGGAATTTTTTAAGAACAGTTCTGTTTCTAATACGTCCCTAACACGATATATGCGAATATACAAAGCTACTGCAAACAATGATAAGGTCTTTTATTTCTATCCCACACCAGATAGCACAGCTACAATCAACTATGAATACCAATCAAATGGTGTTGCAGAGGCTAGTGATGGCACATTGCAAGCTAAATACCTGGCAGATACAGATACAGCGTTACTTGACGAAGATACTGTTGCTTTGGGCTTTAAATGGCGAATATTAAAAAGTCGTGGTTTACCTTATGCAGAAGAATTTCGTGATTATGAAATGGCTATTGAAAGCAGCATAAATGATAACGGTGCTGGAATAATTGATACCGGCTCTGACGTTATGTTTGACAAGTTTTTAGTTATAACTCCTGATGGAAGCTGGAACGTATGAGGCAACCATTACTAGATAATCGCAGACTGCAACAAACTGCACAGATATTTTCGTTACCGTCACCTACCGGGGGATGGAATGCAAGAGATAATTTAGCAGCTATGCCTTCCCTGGACGCAGTTAAAATGATTAATTTTTTCCCTGAGAATGATGGTGTTACCCTCCGTAAAGGTGATGTCCTCTTTGCTGAGGGTATGTCAGGGGCGGTTGAGTTCTTATTTGAGTATGAAAGTGCTGATAGTAATGATTTACTCGCTGCCTCTGACGGTAATTTCTATGACATAACAAGTGGCACACCATCAGCAAAAGCAACAGGTTTAACTAACTCACAGTGGCAAGGTGAAAATTACAATGCTCGTGGTTTCTTTGTAAATGGTGCTGATGCTCCTAAAGATTGGAACGGCACAACTCTTGCATCAACAAGTTGGACAGGATCAGGCTTAACAATAACAGACTTAATTAATGTTCGTGTTGTTAGAAACAGATTATGGTTTTGTCAAAAAGATACTGCTGATGCTTGGTATGGTGGCATTGGTTCTATTACAGGTGCGTTAGTCAAGTTTCCATTAAGTGAAATAGCACGTAATGGCACACTAATGGCAATTGGTTCTTGGTCAAGGGATAGCGGTGATGGTGCAGATGATGCTACTGTATTTGTAATGTCTACCGGGGAGATATTAGTCTACCAGGGTGATGTCAGTAGTACATTTACCTTAGTTGGTCGTTTTAATGCTCCAGAGCCTATTGGCAGACGGTGTTTAATAAATTGGGGTGGTGAATTAGTTATTATAACTAGATCTGGTTATTTAACTTGCACAGGCATTATGGAAGGTAAAGTTAGACCAGATGATGCAATAAGCGAAAAGATAAGAGATGCTGTTGCACAGGCTGTAGAAAACGGTGGTAGTTTGAACGGTTGGGAAGCAATGCTATCACCAGACGGACGCAAGCTAATCTTTAATGTGCCTGTTTCAGAAGACAGTGTGTATGATCAGCACGTTTTAAACACCATCACAGGTGCATGGGGTCAGTATAAAGACCGTAATATGCAATCAATGGCAAGTTTAAATAACAGTATGTATGGTGGCTTTGCTGGCGGTAAAGTTTACCGATTAGACGATGGCAATCAAGATACAAGTGCTGGATTTAGTGTTGTTAAAGGTGTTTGTAAACAGGCAAGTAATAGTTTAGTTGCACCAGATAGACCGTTAGATGGCACAAAAAAAGAAGTAACAATGCTTAGACCATTTGTTAAAGGCGGTGGCACAGTTAATTTAACTATGGATGTGCAAGCCGATTTTAGTGATTTACAACTTGTTGCTAACAATCAATCATTAGCACCTAATGCAGAACCTTGGGAAGCCTTTGGTGTCTTTGATTGGGAAGATTGGGAACTTGCATGGGGTCAAGGGTCTGGTATTGCATCTACAAGTTTAACTGTTGGTGCAGTTGGCGAAACATTTTCTATCGTATTAGACGGTGAAACAGCAGAATCGTTGGTATGGTACTCAACTGACGTAATTTATAGACGTGGAGGAATAATTTAATGGCAACTTTAACAGGTCGTTCGCCAAAAGATACATACGGTGACTTATTACAGGTCAGCAATGCCAATGACGGTGTTGATAGCACTCTACGTTTTGTATCGGACGGTAAAGGTACAAATTCATCATTAAAAATAAGCAGTGCTTCTGCACAGTTTACAGGTACATTAACATCAACAGGCTTGCTTACAACAACAGCAGGGATTGTTTCTGGTTCAAACATTATAAGTGATACTGATAGCACGGATGATCTTGGTAGCACAGGAGTGCGTTGGGCAAACCTTTGGGTTGATAATATAACTATGGGAGGCACTATCGCTGGTGCTGTAGCTACTTTTAGTAGCACCATGACTGTAACTGGTTTGACAACTGCCACAGGTGGTATTGTTACAAGTGGCACTATCATTTTTGAAGGTGCAACCGCAGACGCACATGAAACCACCTTGACAGTTGTCGATCCTACAGCAGATAGAACCGTATCATTGCCAAATGCAACAGATACATTAGTTGGTAAGGCAACGACTGACACACTTACAAATAAAACTTTAACTAGTCCTGTACTAAACACAGGTTTGTCTGGCACAGCATTTCTTGATGAAGATGATATGTCATCAAACAGTGCAACAAAAGCAGCGTCACAGCAGTC